TGTACCCGGTCGAAGGAGCGATTACTAAGAATGGAAAGCAGCATTATAGTTTTTACGGTAGCCTTGCCTCTCACCCTGAGCTTGCTGGCGATAGCCGTTTCATTCGTTGTTCTTGTAAACAATGCATTGGCTGCCGTCTCGAAAATAGTAGACAATGGGCTGTCCGTGCTGTTCACGAAGCCCGCTCTTCGTCTTCTGCTTATTTCGTTACTTGCACTTTTGACGATTATCATTTGCCTGGCGATAAAAGCTTAAGCAAGAAATTTCATCAGACTTTCATGAAGAATCTTCGGCGTGAGTATGGCAGCGGTATTCGTTTTCTCGGCTGTGGTGAATATGGTGAGCTTCATGGTCGTCCCCATTATCATTATATTTTGTTTAATATTGATTTTGATGACAAAATTTTTCGGTTCCGTACAGACGGTTATAATACTTATACTTCTTCTCGCTTTGCCAAGATATGGAAATACGGTATGCATCTTATTGGCGAGTTTAGTTTTGACGCTGCTGCCTATGTCGCTCGCTATATAGTCAAAAAACAGACTGGCAGTAAAGCTGCTGCTTACTATAAAGGCCGTACGCCTGAGTTTATGCTTGCATCTAATCGTCCCGGCATAGGCGGAAAATGGCTTGAAGATCATGGTGAAGAGTGTTATGCTAACGATTATGTTGTTATCAATGGTAGAAAGATGCGTCCTCCTCGTTATTACGATAAGAAATTCGATGAAACGCATCCTCACTGGATGGAGTTTATTCGTAACAACCGTATTGAGAAGATGCTGCATAACCTGGAGAACAATACTTTTGATCGTTTGATTGACCGCTGCCGCGTTCAGGAAGGTAAGTATAAACATTTTCTTGGCAGAAAACTTGACAAGGTATTGTGACTGTGTTATTATTAAGTCAGAAACGAGGTGATGTTTATTAGTGAATTTGAAGCTGTTAAAAATTTTCTTCGTGAACGTGATATTTCTTTTAACTTTCTCTTTCGTGGTAGTAAATATGCCGCTTACCGTCTAAAGCCTGATGGTTTTAGGGTTATTCGTCTTGATAAGGATTATTTTGTTGTATCATCTATGATTTATCTTATGATTCGTAGGTATCTAATTGCGTTTAGAAAAGGAGATGGTTCCGCTGAGACTTTATTCCATTTATGATTCTAAGGCTGAACAGTTCAGTCCTCCACAGGTTTACCACAATGATTTGCTTGCTCTGCGAGCTTTTGAAGGTATAGTTAACGATGATAAAATGCTTATTAAAAAATACCCTGAAGATTTTACTTTGTATTATGTTGGCAATCTCGGTGACAGCGACGGTCGCTATTACATTGAGAATTGTGACGAGTCCCGTATTCCTGTCATGGTTGGTCGCGCCATAGAGTATGTGCAGACTGTTGACAATGATTCTACTAAATGATAATCTAATAAAGAGCGTATTAGAAAAAGGACGATCTCATGGAGATCGCCCTTTTTTTGTACGCTACGCCCGCCGCGTCTAGGCGCTTTTGAAAGGAGGTGAAACTATGAAATTTAAGACAGCCTATGATCCTGTAGAAGAACATGACCATTGTGGCATTGAGTTTACTATGCCTTCTCTTGCCGTTCAGGACGAGAAAGATGAAACTGATATCAATTACATCGTAAATAAGTATGCAGACGGTCAGAAAGGTATTATGACACTTGATCTTGGTGATAGCTCTCAGTATGCTTATCTGCAGTTCGGAGATGCAACGCTCCCTGGCGATTACAGTACAGCTCTTGAGCTTGTGTCTGGAGTTCGTGAAGAATTCTACAGCCTGCCTGCTTACGTTCGAGCAAAATTTGGTCACGATCCTATGAATTTTATCGACCATTTGAATGATCCTGCAACGTTCGAATATCTCCGGCAGCAAGGTCTGTATGGCAGCAATGATACCTTTGATGAACCACAACAGTCCGTAAGTAGTAAACAAACACAAGAAAAAAGTAACACTTCAGAACAAAATAATGAAGAAACACAAAAATAGGCGTCACCGAAGCCAGTTACTTACTTGATGTAACTGGCGTAGGTGACGCAAAAATAATCTAAAACCTAATAATAATTTGCTTTAGGTCAATTATTAGGTTTACACTTCGAAGAAGGTGAAATTTTGGCTCGAAAAAAAATAAGAGTTCGAGGACATCGCTTCAGCGATGCTCCTGCAATGTACATGAAAAGGACTAAATTTGACCGTTCTCATGTTTATAAGACAACTTTTGATTCAGGCAAGCTTATACCTGTATTTGTTGATGAGGTTTTGCCTGGCGATACTACTCGTATGTCTGTTAATTATTTCGCTCGTTTGGCTACTCCTATTAAGCCTATCATGGATAATATTTATCTGGACTGGTTTTTCTTTTTTGTCCCAAATCGTCTTGTTTGGGAACACTGGCAGAATTTCTGTTTTGAGCAGGAAGACCCTGATGATAGTACTGATTATGTCATCCCTACTGTTGCTGCTACTGGTAACTCTGATAATGTTTATGTAGGCTCTCTTTGGGACTATTTCGGTTTGCCCGTAAATACTAGTGGTAACTTGTCTGGTATTAGTGCGCTTCCATTCCGTGGCGTTTATCTTATTTATAACGAATGGTTTAGAGATGAAAATCTCCAGAAATCCGTTAAGATTCAGAAAGGCGATACCAATGAAGTATTGGATTCTTCCCGTGCTGCTGATCAGCCTTCTTGGGTTTTCGCGTCAGGTACCAGTATTGTTCCCGGCTTAGCCTGTCCGCCTCGCGGTAAGCGTCATGATTACTTTACTTCTGCTCTGCCTTGGACACAGAAAGGACCCGGTGTTTCTATAGGCTTAGCTGGTACCGCTGCATTAGTTGATCCTAGGCCTGTTACAGGTTTTTTTGTTTCGCAGGCTAATGCCGATTTAGGCGCTGCACAACTTTCTAAAGATGGCGGCGTTCATAATGTTTATACTGGAACCGGTTCTTTAAGCTATCAAGGTGGTTATGATGTTTCTATAGCTGGCCACGCTATTAAAGGTGCTGGTACGTCTCAGGTTGTTTGTAAACCTGGTTCTTCTTGGCTTTCTAAGGATGCTTACGCTGATTTGGATTCCTCTAGTATTTTCACGATTAACAGTCTTCGTACTGCTTTCCAGATGCAGAAGTTCTATGAACGCCTTGCTCGTGGTGGTAGTCGGTATACTGAAGTGCTTCGCTCTTTCTTCGGCGTGGTTTCTCCTGATGCAAGACTGCAGCGCCCTGAGTTCCTCGGCTCTTTCACTAAAATGGTTAACGTCAATCCAATAGCTCAGACTTCTGCAACCGACGATACTTCTCCTCAAGGCAACCTTTCTGCTTATGGTGTTACTGCTGCCAAGTTCCATGGCTTTACTAAGTCTTTTGTCGAACATGGCTATATTTTTGGCTTTGTATGCGCCCGTGCCGATCTTACTTATCAGCAGGGTATCAACAAGATGTGGCTTCGCTCTACTGTTTATGATTTTTATTGGCCAACATTCGCGCATCTTGGCGAACAGGCCATTGAGCTTCGTGAGATCTATGCTCAAGGTTCTGAAGCTGATAGTACTGTTTTTGGCTACCAGGAACGTTATGCCGAATATCGCTATAAACCTTCGCAGATTACAGGCAAGTTCCGCAGCTCTGTAACTGGTGGCAACCTTGACGTATGGCACCTTTCACAGTTCTTCAATAACGCTCCCACTCTAAACGAAGAGTTTATTACGGAAAATCCGCCTATTGAGCGCATTGTCGCTGTTCCCAGTGAGCCTGAGTTCTTGCTTGACATAGGCTTCCGTTACACTACTGTGCGTCCTATGCCTATGTTTGGCACACCCGGCCTTGTTGATCACTTCTAGAAGGAGTTGGTTTTATGTCATGGCTTTCTGATACTTTAGGCAGCGTCGCTGGTTCTGTTCTTGGATCTGCAGTTCAGAATCATTACAATTCTGCTAATGCAGCACAAGCTAACGCGTGGAACGTTGAAAATTATAAACATCGTTATCAATGGGCTGTAGAAGATATGCGCAGAGCTGGTCTTAATCCTATTCTTGCTGCAACTAATGGTATAGGCGGTTCTATATCTGGAGCTTCAGCTGCTTCTGTAGGTATGAGTGATATTGGTTCTACCATGAACTCTGCTAGAGCCGCTAGTGCCGCTGAAAGGCAGGCTAAGAATGCCGAGAATCTTTCAGTATCTCAAATTGATAAAAACGCCGCAGAAGCCGATTCTATGCGCCAGAGAACCCATGGTATAGTTCTTGAGAATGGTATTCTTGCAAATGATTTGAACCTTCGTGAGCAGACTTATGAAAAACGTCTTGGTTATGAGCTTGAAAAGATGAATTTGGAGCTTGAAAACCTTCGTCTTCAGGGTTCTTACCTTAACTCTGGTGTTTTAAACAACATTGCTTCTGCTAATCGTTCTAATTCTGCTGCCGCTTTTGATAATATTCAAACTGAAATGGCAGGTATGGAACGTGATTTCTATAAGAATCTTGAAAGTCTTACAGGTGCTCCTAGATCTGTCGCTAGTGGTGTTGGTTCTGCTGTCAAAAATGTTATAGGCTTCCTCGGAGGCCGTTATCTTGGAAGGAGATAATATTTATGTCTAATAAAACTACTATGATTCTGACTTTTATTGTCACCGTTGTTGTCCCTTTTATTCAAGAAGTTATAGATCTAATTGAAGCTCTGAAAGGTAAAGCTTCTTCGAATACTGTTACTGCTAAAAAGGTTGCCTCGGATTTTCAAACCGATGTTGCGCAGCTTGTTGAGCCAGTTGCTAATAAGAATGATTCTAAAAAAACTAGCCGTTTTTTCGGTTCTTGGAGGGATGCTAAATGAGACGGCGTCGCTTGTCTAAACGAGGTTCTCGCCGTCTTTTTCGGCGTACCTCCAGATCTCGTCGCAGAAATTTTAAGAGAGTAGGACGAGGTGGATTTAGGATTTGACATTCTGACTTAATCCTGATACAATCGGTACAGGTGATTAATATGGTTTGTTATAATCCTATTCTTATGTACCCGGTCGAAGGAGCGATTACTAAGAATGGAAAGCAGCATTATAGTTTTTACGGTAGCCTTGCCTCTCACCCTGAGC